TGATGAGGTGTGAAACTTTATCCAAGTTAACAGTCGGGCCTTCAGGGTGGTTTAGTTCCCCTACTGCACGTTTCTTGCTAACCTGTTCGGTCACGTATTTATTTACGGCATTCTCCATGATTGCCTTGGGATAAACACGCCCGTTTCGATTCTTTTTGTCTGCCTGTGCGAAAACGCCTTCGATGACGTAGTTCTTCTCGCCATTCTCTTTCTTCTCTACGATACATTGTAGAGTGTCGTTCTCGGTAAACTCAGTAATAAGTTTCATTAAGTCAATTCCTGTATTACCTTCATAGCAGACTTTTCTGCATCCTTTTGTGTCTTGAAGGCGTCTAGTTTGTCACCATCAATGTATACCACAAAAGGCAAAGTCCCCTTGTCCTTTACAATAAGAACGGGGATACGTTTTATTTTTTTGTCAAAGACAACCTCACCCTTGGGTTTCTTGCCCTTGACTTCTACCATAATGTCTTTGAAAGATTTCATAGTATTATTTATAAGAATAAAGTTCTTGACAAACGATGTTTTTTATGATAAAATAGCTCAGCGTTACGGGGAGGGTTGAATACTAATCTTCTTCAACCTCATCCTCTACGATTTCATCGTCTTCTTCATCCTCTATTTCAAGAAAATCATCCGTTTCGTCTTCGACTTCTAGATCTTCATCACCATCCTCAATGTCATCATCCTGACCATTGAAGATTGCCTGTGCTGTTGCAATGCGTTGTGCTTCTAGTGCATCAGCCATCTTATCTTGAATAATACTATGAAATGATCCCTCTGCTTTATTTAAGTCTCCAGCACTGATCTGATTAATCATCTGTTCGACAGCAGAAATCTCAACTTCCTGTTCCAACTCTTCTACTTCACTCATCATTAGTTTCCTCATCTTCGTCTACCACAGAGTTCTCTGCTTCGACCTGTTGCTTCATTTCTTCGATGTCCTCATCAGACATCATCATGACATTCTTCATAGCCCACTCACGGGAGAAGTACTCACCCACATACTGTGATACTGAATCCAAAGTCTGTAGTCTGTTCTGTAACAGTTCTGCATTCTTCAGTTCAGTAAAGTGATTGTCGCGTTGGAAGTCAACCGTAATAGCAGACTTCCACTCTTCCCAATCCTGTTCGGTAATAACACCTTTGAGGATAAGTTGTTTCTTGAGTATCCCAGTAAACAACATTGAGAATCTTCTACGCAGACGGTCAATAAACTTCTGGAACTTTACTTCGTCCCTAGAGATCTCGGTTGATCGTCCTAGTGTAAACTGTGCTTCTTGCTCCAGACGATTGACAGGTACATTCAATGAACGGTACAGTCTCTTCTGGAAGTACAGGATGTCATCAATCTGACCAAGGTTCTCACCGCCTGGTAATGTACTTATCTCTGTGCCACGACCACCTTCTCTACGAGGCAACCAGAAGTCTTCGAGCATTGACATGTGCTTGCGGTCATCTTTTAGTTGACCTGTACTGGAATCATATACAATCTTGTTGCGATACCGAGACATGATGTCACGCATATACGCTTCAGATTTGTTACGTGGCATGTTACCCACATCGATATAGAAGATTCGACGTTCTGGTGCACGGGCCAAACGATAGATGACCAAGGAGTCTTCCATCATGCGTAACTGGTTGATTGGTTTTAGTGCCTTGTGGAGATAGGATACTACCTGCTTCTTGCTGGGGTCTAGTAGACCACTCGACACATATGATACTGAATCGGGGGATAACCTTACCCCTTGGTTGGTTCCTGCCTTCTCTTGATAGATATAGAACTCAGAAACTTTCTCTACAACTTTTGCACCCGTTACAGGGTCTTTCTTGTGTTTTACTTCTTTTACTTTACGAATCTTAGCAGCATCAATCGTTCTGATCTCTTGGATACCTGCTTTCAGATTTGATTCATTCGCTACAAGGTGGTGGTAAACACGACCATCTACATAGAATGAACGGAATATATCATGACCCAGATCGGTGAATTTCAACATTGAATAGATGTTGTTGAACTCTTCGGTCATTTGTTTCTTGATACTGTCTGGAGCCTCTACCTTGTCCAGATTAATTTCACACGAGACATCCATCTCGGAACCCACAATAGATTCATTGACAATGTCTTCGATTGCAGCATCTACTTCTGGATGAGTCGCAACTCCACGGTACTTGACTATGAGTTGTTGGTTGTCCTTTGCCTGACTACCTTCCATGTCAATATATTGACCATAGTGGCTACCAGACGCAGTGACATAACCCGCACCATCTTCATCGGTGGGGGCAACAATCGACTTTAACTTGTCTTTCTCTTTCTCAGGTTTATCCTGTCTCTTGATTTCAAAACCAAAGAGTTTGAGAATACTATTGTCTTGTTCTGCCATTACTTTCCTCATAATAAAGGGGTAGGACTACCCTACCCCTCTACTTATAACTAGATTAACTAGTTGTGTCAGATTCCCAGTATTGTACTTGGAACTCTACTGTGAACTCTTCCACGGTATCTACTGTCTCATAGCTTACGTCAATAGCACTGACGTTCACTGGGAAACAACCACGGAAGTTGTACTTCTTGATCACACTTTCGTCACGATCTAGTTGTTCAACAATCAAGTCTGCCTGATAGTCAATAGGGTTAGTCAAACCAGTGTTTGCACTGTGACTATTGATACCATTCATCCATCGTTCCATTGCGTTACGAACATTGAAGTCCGTATCGTTCAGGACAGTGACAGACCATGTCTCAAATGTGCGGTCACCCGCAATCTTGAGTTGTCTACCACGGAATGGTATTTCAATAACATTCATGACTGAGGCAGGTAACTGAGCTGTCTTACACAGGAAGGATGTCAGTTCGACATCTCCTCCCGCATAGCCAGGAAAGTTGACTGTTGCCTTGAACAGATTAGGACGAGCACCGCCCCCTCTGAGTTTCGATTTGAAATCGTCTACACCTAAAATTGCCATTTCCTACTCCTTATACTGTGCCAACGACTTCTTCAAACTCGACACCAGTTCTAACAGCGACAAAGTTCAATGTCACATAGTTGATAGAACGGGCAGGTTTGATGAAGATGCTTGCGATGAATTCGTTGCGATCAACAACAGCAGGGGTGTTATTCGTTTCGTCACATTGTACACGGAAGTCCGTGATACCACGGCGTCCCTGAATCTCACGAAGGAATGGTTCAACGATGTTCACGAACTCCGCACGAGTAAACTCGTCGTTGAACTCAAACATTACGTTGCGTCCTGCAATTGCGATTGCTCTCTCAACACCCAAGAACAAACGACGAACATTGATTCTGTCGAATGCGGATGGTCGTGACTCGTTGGTCTTATCACCAAAGAGCATGATACCCTCGCCTGGGATGTTAGCAATCGGGTTGATGCCTACTTTATATAATGCATCTCGTTCTGCCTTAGTCGGAGACACGATGATATCGGTAATACCTTGATATCGTCCTCGTCTTGAACCAGCAGGGGAGAACCACGGTGCAGCGACTAAGTCGGTAGCAGCCATGAGTCCCGCAGTGGATGATGCAGCAGGAATCTTGATGTATTTGTCGTTGTACTTATCAAAGACTTTCAAGTAGTTGTTGTCTTGTACTAAGTAGGATGACTTAGTGTAGGTATTGTTACACGCTAAGATAGCGGTGTTAGTACCAGTGACTACTACAGCGTTACGAGAAGGTGAGGCAACTGCCACACAGTCCTTACGAGTAGTACCAGCAATAGATACAAGGTCATTTACAATCGTAGTTGCGCTTGCGTCTGCGAGTGATTCGGGGGCAATCAAGAAGTCTACTTCGATATTCTCTTTGTCCTCAAACTTGTCAAATCCACGTAGCATGTCATCAGTTCCCAGTGAACTTGAAGTTACACCAGAAGTGAATGACCACTCGTTTTCAATTTGACTAGCACCCCACTTAACATCCGCCTTGAAATCTTGTCCAGCAGTTGTTGCGTTACTACCCCACAGTGCTCCACTAAAATCGTTATTACCGGAGACTGAAGTAATCGCATTAGCACCAGCCGTAGTTTCTGTTACTGTGACTGAAGACGATTCTTTAGTGAAAGTCGGAGCGGCCGCGACTGCACCAGCACTCTTGAAGGTAAATACGATGTTTGTACCAGAAAGACTTACCGTATAAAGTAGGGAACCATAATTTGTCCCACCTTGAATAGCAGTAATCATATCAGCATGAGAGGTGTAAGCCGCACTACCAATAGTTACTGTCGTAGTTCCGTCCGTGACTGTTAATACAGTTGTCACACTGGCAGTTCCCATCGGTGCACTATAAATACCAGCAACAGCAGGAGTGGTTGAAGTCGTACCAGTAG